TGGCATCTTAGTTTACTCTGTAGTTAGTTACTGCCAACCCTTGACCTAACCTGTTGCCATCAAGCATCAGTTTTACCTCCCTCTCGGCTAACCTTGTAAGGAAACCTTCTTGTTTTTCAGCACGCTGGCTATCAGCTTCTTTCTTCTTTTCGCTCTCTGCTTTTTCTCTTTCTTCTTTCCTATCCAGATAGCCCATGAATCCTCCAATAACCGCTCCTACTCCAGCTCCGACTGCTATCCCAACTGGGCCGCCAAAGCTGCCGATCATAGCACCAGTACCTCCGTATTGGAGTGCGCTACCTGCTACTCCTAATCCCATTGCAGCTCCGCTTTCCGGATCCTGGCTATCGGCGGCGGCGTTGAGAGCCATACCACCTACTAGACCCGCTGCCCCTGCTCCTAGTCCAATTTTAGCAGTGCGGCTAAGTCCTTTGACACCAGGAACGGTTGTAGCACCGCCTGCAGCGTCAGGGATTCCTACCTCTTTAGTAAACATAGGGAAGAACGGTGCAGCTCCTCTCAAGCCTGTGAAGGCTTTTAGAGCTCCTAAAAGACCTGCTATACTAGCTATTGCTATAACACTCACTCCAGCGAAAGGTGATTCAGCAAAACCTTTAACCATTCCTGCTATCCCGTCAATAATAGGTTCCATCTTACTAAAGATGTCTGTAAAGATGGTTTGTAGCTTTCTAACAGCTTGTTCAAAGTTTTTAGTAGCGTTTTCCTGTGCTTGAATCTTTTCTAATGCTTCACCGAGTGATAACGTTCTACCATCTTCGGTACTCATCAGCGCCTGGGCTGCTTTTAACTGAGCGTTTGTAGCTTTTTCTCCTTCAGCGCCAAGTTGGTTGATTGCCTCCTGCTTTAAAAGCATTTCTGACATCTGGTCGACGTTAAGACCTAGTGACTGGGCGAGAGATTGACGAGCAAGAACGTTCATGTTCTCAAATTCATTCAAGCTTCCAGCTGCGTTTGCAATCTCCCGCATCAAAGTATTCTGATCTCCGGTAAGGGCTGCTGCTCTAGCTTTTTCTAAGTTAAGCTGCTTGCCCGTTAGTAGTTCTGCTTCAAGTTCAGCACCGATTGAGGTCTCAAAATCAAGCAGGCTGCTAGCGATTCCGTTTAGATTGTTGAGCTCTAAACCAAATCTTTTTGCCTGTACTACTGCTTGGGTTAGTTTCTCGGGTGATCTGCCTAAAGTAACTACTGTACTGGCTGAAAGCTTGCCTATCTCTTCGTAGACGTCTTTTAGACTAAGATTTATGCTGTTTGCCTTAAGAGTTGGTATCAAAGCATTAGCTATACTCTCTCGATAGCCTTCAGCTGACTGACCTAAGCCTACTGCTATCCTAGCTAGACCCCCTGCTGCTTCTTTGGTAAGTCCTATAAACTCGGTAGCTTTAACAAAATCTTCAGCAAACTCATTGCTAAACAGGACGTTAGTTCCTAGAGCTTGACCAAGATCAACAGTAGCCTGGGTTAATCTCTCTGCGTCAATTCTGGTATTACCTAGCGAGTATTCTTCAAATTGTTCTCTTAAGTCTCTGGATGCAGCTACTCCTTGGCCTAGAGTCTTAGAAAGAGTAAATACATCATTATTTACACCCAGTAGACTTTTTCCTAGCCCTGCTACCGACAGAGTGGCAGTCAGCTTGCTTAAAAGACCTGTTAATCCAAGGGTTTCTTTTAAAGAAGTTAGAGCTTTTTTGTTATTTTTTTCCTTTTGTACTTGGGCTGCAAGTTGTTCGTTATCGATTTTTAACTCAGCCTGCTTTTCACTAAGTAATTCAGCTGACGCTTCAAGCGCTTTTGCCTGTAGAGCTAATTTCTTAGCTTGACTCTTGTTGCCTTCTTTTTCAAATACGTCTGCCTGTGCTTGTAGATCAAGTGCTTTAACTTGATTTGAAAGAATTTTACTTCCAAAGCTTCTGTAAAGAGCTGTATTTTCAGTTAACTGCTTTTGTAACTCAGCTTGTTCCTCTAACCTCTTATTTTGAAGTCCGAAGATATCAGTAAGTTCCTGAGCTTGTTTATTTTGTTCGTCAGCCATGCAAGTCTATATACATATAAATAGAAACCTCCTACTTTCTAGCAACTTTAGTACTGTAGGTAGGGGAACTAATAGCGGGACCTAAAGGCTTAGTGTTTTGAGCTGTAGCTTTTTGGATATTTTGAGATTTTTCAATGTTCTCGTTTTCATCTTGATAGTGCTTTTCAATCATTCTAAAAGTAAGTTTTCTAAGCCATATCGGCATGTTGTAAACTGTCTCCCAGTTGTACCCGCCTTTGCCATGAAATACTATTTCATGAAGTTGTGTAAATAGGAAAGTCCTATACTCAGGCGTCAGGCCAAAAAAAGCTAAGACCGATCGGAAGATCGACGTCCTCCTCTACGCCATTGATTACTAGCCTGGTTGTATAATCGATTCCAGGTAGCAGTGAACTGTAATACTCTCTAAACGCTCTAGCTTCTTTAGCCAAAAATGCATTATCAATAAAGTCTCTGATGTCTTTCACTTCTCTGGATCCGTTGATAGATGTGATAGTGTATTTTAGACGTGTGGTAACTTGGGTAGAAGACTCTTGGTTAACTTTCTGTAGACCTTTTATCTCTGTGTCTATCTTACCTTCATCTCCGTGGCTAAGCAGCTTGAAGGTAATCACGTTCCCGGTATCCGGTAGTGTAAAAGTAAACTCGTTAACTCCGGCGGAATACTCTTTTTCGTTAATTACCTTAGATTGGTAAGAGGTAAGGTCTACCTTATGTTCTTTACCCTTATACGCAAACGAATACTCCTTACCGTAGGAAAGTATTCTAGCTGCTAGCATTAAAGCATCTCTATCTCCGATCAGTAGATCATTGTAGTTAATAGGAGAAACGATCATTGATTGCAAAAGCTTGTCGATTGCAATACCTTGACGAAGGTAATTCTGATTGGTAAGTATGTCCTCTTCTTTAGCGGTCATATACTTCATTTCAATTTTACCGCTTGATAGAGGACTGTCGGCTGGGTATACTAGTCCTTTAGAGGGAAGTTCAACGACTTCGGTTGGTATATTAAATGCCATATTTTAAATAACTTTAGTTTCTTATATATAAATATATTAAAATAAAAAACCCGGCCATTTAGACCGGGCTTGTATTTTTTATAAAGACTAAATCTTTAGAAGTTCAGTACGCAATAATCCATTGCAAGCTGCAGTTCAACGTTGATGGCATCCTCTGTAGACCAGTTGTACTGACCGAAGTTAGAAGAGACTACAAATGAACCTTTGATGATCCACTCACCGATTATATCACCTACTGGTCCGAGAGCATTCAAGGTGACGTCCTTCTTATAGAAGTCCGAGTACCCGGCCCGGCCAGTAACTGACTCGTATCCAAGTCTAGCCCACTCCATGACCGCCTGTGCACCTGAAGGTGTGATGGGGTCATAAAGGCTGAGGGTCATGTTCTGCCACTCTCTCTTGCCTCTGATCTTTCTGTAAGTGTTGATGTGATCAAGTTTGATGACACCGTCTGTGAAGGAAGGTGAAGAGACACTCTTAACCAAGTAAGATGGAATTCCATCGATGTACATAATAAATCTGTTAGCTACCTTCGGCTCGAAGGCTGTAAACATAATTTCGTTTGGATCTAGTACTGGCATTTTGCTGGTCTGATTATTTAATTATAAATAGCTTATACGTTAAATGTTGCTCCCGTAGGCTGGACTACAAAGTCTAGTACGATGAATTCTGCTGTCTTGGCAGGTTGGATGAAGATCTGACCTACAAGCTGGTTGCGGTCAATAACATCGGCAGTGTTGTTGGTGTCGTCCATTAACACTCTATAAGCGTAAAGTCCTTGTCTCTGTACTACAGTCTCAAGGTATGGGGTAACGGCGGCAAGGAATCTGTTGCGGGTAGCGATTGTGTTCTGCTCAAATACTAGAGTGTTGGCCTGGTCACCGATGAAGTTCTTAAGGTTGATAAGAAGTCTGCGGACGTTGACCCGGTCTAAAGCCGAAGCCTTAGTTTGCAAGGTCTTCTGACCGTAAGCAACTACTCCTGAACCTGGGAAGGTAGCGATTGGGTTTACTTTACCTAAGTAGAGAGTATCTCTGTCTGACTGAGAAAGCTTTCTTTCTGCCATAACTACTGAAGGAATTCCCCCTCTTAGTAGACCTGCTGGTGCGAACCATTCTGCTCCTACTCTGTCGTTGAAGGCGAATACGCCTCCTAGGACCGTTGAAGCAGGTGCCCAAACGTTTTTACCTAACTCGTTGTTTGCTACCTTAACCCAAGGCCAGTAAGCGGCAGCAAATGAGCTGTTCATTCCTCCGGCTTGGGTGGTTGCAGTGGCAGTTGAGCTGCCGTACCCTACCGGGTCGACAACGTAAATTGCGTCTCCTCTAGTCTCTACTAGATCGATAAACTGGGTTACCTGTGAGGAGTGGAGATCTTTAGTTAGACCTGGTGTTAGTAGGACGTTAAATCTGTATTCGTCTCTGTTAGCAAGAGTAGCGATTGCCGTATCGTAGGCAGTGGAAGGTGCAATACCCTGACTGTCGTTAGCTGCTAGGTTAACAAACTGTGCTTGAACGGCGGCTTGAAATAGTGTACCGGTTCCGCTGGCAAAAGCTCCGTTGATAGATCCGCTACCGATTGCAAAGTTTGCAAACGAAGCTGAGTAGGCTGTATTAGCTACACCGTTGTTATCCAGATAGTCAGGCATTTTAGTATTGACGCTTGATACGTAGACGTACTTAGAGGCGTTAGGATATTCACCTTCCACTAATACTGAATCACCTTGGTTAGTCCGATACTGGTCCCCGATTACTCTTGCAACGTAGTTAGTTGACTTAGGGTCTAAGGAGAGATTTTGATAAGATTCAAGAACGATTTTGTTCTTTTCGTTATCATCCCCTCTTCTAATAATAAGTGAGAAAGTACCTTGCTGGGTATTCTTTGAAGTAACTTCGTATCTGATGTTATCAGCTGAGCCGCTCGCAAGAGAGTTGTTTGTTCCTGCAGAACCGCTGTTATTCATTATAGCCCCTTCAGTCACAGTGGTGAGAGTCACCCATGAGGTTGATCCGCTTGTGATCGTAGCAGATGCTGGACTGAAGGTTTGATTGGATACCCTGGTTACTAGGAGTGAAGAACCGCCCTGCTCAAAATATTTTTCGGCAGCTAGTGCAGTATAGTGGGTGTAGTAGTCACTTCCTGACTTAAAAGCACCTCCGAACATATTCAAGTACTCCCCGTAAGAACGTACTATAGTTGGTATGTCCTGAGGGCCTTTGGTAGTAGGTCCTACTAGTGCTGTAGAGACTTCGCCGGCTGCTGGGGTTACAAAAGACAGGTCGTTTTCTCTTGAAAAAACGCCTGGTGATAAAATTCTTTCTGACATTTTAAGGAAAGGTTAATTGATCTTAGTATAAATATGCGTTAGTAGTGCAAACCATTACCTAACGAAGTATGAGTAATTAGCATTTGTAATTACAGACCCTGAGAGTGTTAATGTTACGTTTTTAGTTGCTCCACTACCTGTTGTCTCTACTGCAACACCGCTTCCGTTGGGTTCTCCAAAGGTATAAACTCGGGTTTTAAAAGAACCAGCTGTAGTTAAATCTTTTGCGGGAAGTCTCTGATCAAAGATAGCGTTAGGGTATGCTGAGGTGTAGGGTGAGCCAAAATTAAAGGCAACAAATCCAATAGCTCCTTGAAAATTCATGTTAGGTTCAAATTGGGTACCTCCAATGTAGAGGTGGTCCGTATTTGCAAACGAAGCACTTAAACTCTCTATACTAGTTTGTGTAGTTTGTGTTGCATTAGTATTTGCTGTATCTTTGTTAAACTGTATGCTGGGGAAGCCGTAAGAAGGGTTAGTTAAGGAGTTATACTCGCTGTTACCGAAGTATTCAAATGTTACTAGGGTGTATCCATTTCCTAGAGTACCTATACTAGAAGCATTACGAGAGAAGGTAGCGGTTTGTCCATTATTCCGGAAGGTAGTCTGTATAGCTCCGTTGACTAATGAAATAGCTAAAGACTGACTAGCAAAGCTGCCAGAGTACATATGAAGTATAGTCTGCGTACTACCAGTTGTAAATACATTAGGCTTAATAGCCATCATAATACCCATCGAACTTGTAAGGTTAATTGGGGCATCGATTGTCTCTAAGCTAGAGCTAAATAAGCTATTACCGTCAAAGTAAAAAGCAGTATCACTATAAACGATAGGTACACTACTAACTACGGGAGTAGGTGCTGGTACCGGAGCCGGTAGTGCTGGTGGAATAGTTGGCGGGGCCTGTAGGGAGACAGGAGCAGGGGCATTCAAAAACACAGATACTGCCGGTCTAGCATTAGCT